GCCTGGGCCGAAAGACTGCGGGGGCTATTCCTGGTGGAAATGGCGGGGGTTCGGTGAGAATGATCCCCCGAGAGATCCCCGGAGCCGTTTCGAGCGGCTCAAGGCGTGCCGGACACCCACGGACATGGTACTGCTGCTGAATGGGAATGAGCGGCGGTTTTGTCCGAAAGCATACGGCGCCAAGCCGGACGAGTGCGAGGAATCCTGTGGACGGTGCATTGTTCAATGGCTGGAGGAGATGGAACCATGAATTGGCGGCGTGAGGCAATCGACAAGCTGAAAAACTATGAGGTACACAAACTGGCCCTGGAAAACCTGCCCAAAGAGATCAAGCGCCTGGAATCGGCTTATGCCGGTATCCGAAGCGCCACCACTGACGGCACCCCCGTGTCCGGGGGCGGCAATACGCGGGAGGACTCCATGCTGTCCAACATCGTCCACCGGGACGAGCTGAAGCGGCGGCTGAAGGAGGCCCGGCTGTGGGTCTCCATGGTTGACAAGGCCCTGGCCGTCCTGGATGACGAGGAGAGGCTTGTCTTGGATCGGTTTTACACCCATCCGGCAAAGGGAAATGTCGGCGAGTTATGCGAACGGCTACATGTGGAGCAATCTACCGTCTATCGCAAGCGAGACAACGCTTTGCGGCGATTTACCATCGCCCTGTATGGGGTCACGGATAGCGAGTGAAAAGTTGGGAAAAAAACGGGAAGATTTTTTCAGATGGCCGTGGTACAATGATAGGGTGTAAAATCCTAACTAAGCCGGGCGACCCCCTCCTGCCGAGGGGGTCGTCAATATTTTCGGGAGGAGGTTTTGGTATCGTGGGACGGCCAAGAAAGTTTAAAACAGCGAAAGCGCTGGCGGAAGCCTGGGAGGAGTACAAGAATTGGTGCGGTGACCAGAAGGTGCTGACCCATGACTTCAGCGCCAAGAACTCTGAGTTTGTCAGCAAGGAACTGACACGTTCTGTCACCTGCACTATTGAGGGATTCTGCGTGTGGGTGGGCATCCGGCGGCAAAGTTTTTACGATACTTACGCCTCAAACCCGAAATTTTCTGACATTGTTACGCGCATGAGGGAAGAATGCGAGGTGGATGCCCGGATGAAGTTTGAGCTTGGAATCATCGACACCCGCTTGGCACCCTTGTGGATGAGCAAGCATGGGTACAGTACCAAGACCGAAGCTGTCCCAACACAGGGGCAGGAGGATGACCCCATCACCAAGAGCCTGAAGGAGACGGCAAATGCTCTCACCAAAGCAAATGAAAATTCTTGAATGGCCCTACACAGGAAAGCGGGCGCTGATCTGTGACGGCGCAGTCCGTTCTGGCAAGACCTCCATCATGTCGCTGTCTTTCATTCTGTGGGCTATGGGAAACTTTGACAAGTGCAGCTTTGGCCTGTGCGGTAAGACGGTAGGTAGCGCAGAGCGCAATATCATTCAGCCGCTTTTGGGCGTCTCCTACCTTCAGGAGCAGTTCTCGTTGGAGTACACCCGCTCCGGCCATGTGCTGACCGTCACACGGGGACTGCGTTCCAACCGGTTTTACGTGTTCGGCGGCCGGGACGAATCGTCCTATATGCTCATCCAGGGCGTCACCTTGGCGGGGGTCCTGCTGGATGAGGTGGCCCTCATGCCCCGGTCTTTTGTGGAGCAGGCCCTGGCCCGGTGCAGCGTGGCGGGAGCAAAACTGTGGTTCAACTGCAACCCGGACGTACCCGCGCATTGGTTCCGGAAGGAATGGCTGCTGAAACTCCGGGAGAAGGACGCCACCCACCTGCACTTTACCATGGACGACAATCCAAGCCTGTCGGAGGAGACCCGGGCCATGTACCGCGGCATGTATGCCGGAGTGTTCAAGCGCCGGTACATTGATGGTGAGTGGACAGCGGGGGATGGGCTGATCTACGACATGTTTGACCCCGATGTCAACAGCTACGACGACCTCATTCGCCCCAAGGGCCTGCCCTACATCGCTACCCGGATCATCGCCTGCGACTATGGCACAGCGAATCCTACCGTGTTCCTGGACATCTACGACGATGGAGGAACCGTCTGGGTGGACCGGGAGTACCGCTGGGACAGCCGTGACGTGGACACGACAGGCCTGCGGCAGAAGACTGACATGGAGTATGCCGACGATATGGCCGCATTTATGGGGGAGGATCCGCAGTTTCTATGCCCCGTGATTGTAGACCCATCCGCCGCCAGCTTCATCGCCGAACTGCGCCGCCGGGGGATGTACGTCATCCAGGGGGACAACGATGTCCTCAACGGAATCCGGCGGGTTTCCCAGTTGTTCAGCCGGCGGGTGTTGATGATCCACCGCCAGTGTCAGGGGCTGATCGGTGAACTGCAAAGCTATGTCTGGGACAGTAAGGCAGCCCAAATGGGAGTGGAAAAGCCGGTGAAGAGCTTGGACCACGGGCCGGACGCCCTGCGCTACTACGTCAACACCAGCCTGCCCAAGTGGCGGTACGGAGAGGAGGGATAACATGAGCAAGCGGAGAAGAAAGCCTGCCCCGGCGCCGGCAGCGGTTAGAACAGGAGATGCCTTTTCCAACCCGCTTTTCCGGCTGGGGTACGGCTCCCAGTCCCCCCTGGAGGCCACGGATTACCCCCTGACCAGAATGACTGACAATTACGCCCTGCTTAACTCCCTCTATCGGGACAACTGGGTGGTGCAGAATGTGGTGGGCATCATACCCGATGACATGACCAAGAAGTGGTTCACCCTGGGCGGGGTCGGCCCGGGCCACCTGCGGCAGCTGGAGCAGGCCCAGCGGCGCACGGCCCTCCGGGACCGTGTGAACACCGGCCTCAAGTGGGGGCGGCTGTACGGCGGCGCGGCAGGGATCCTCCTCATCCGGGGCCAGGAGGACCAGCTGGACCGGCCCCTGGACCTGGAGCTGGTGCTGCCTGGGACCTTTGCCGGCATCTACATTGTGGACCGCTGGAGCGGTATTACCCCGGAGGCAGAACTGGTGGCGGACCTGGCGGACCCGGACTTCGGGCTCCCGGACTATTACCAGGTTAACAGTACCGAGGGAGGGATCGTCGCCCGGGTCCACCATTCCAGGGTACTCCGGTTCACGGGCCGGGAGCTGCCCTACCTGGAGAAGCTGGCGGAGATGTATTGGGGTGAGAGCGAGGTTGAAGCCCTCTATCAGGACGTGGTCAAACACGACAATGTCTCCGCCAACATGGCGGCCCTCACCTTCCGAGCCAATATTGACACTATGGAAGTCGAGAGTCTGGACCAGCTCTTCTCCGTCTCCTCCGGGGCCCAGCAGAGGCGCTTCTGGAACGTTATGCAGGCCCAGAGCGTGCTGCGATCCAACTTTGGTATGCAGCTGGTGAACAAGGGCGACCAGATCAACAACACTCAGTACACCTTTACCGGGCTCCAGGAGGTCTATGACAGTATGTGCCACGACCTGTCCGGCGCGTCTCGGATCCCAGTGACCAAGCTCTTCGGACGGTCTCCGGCGGGGATGAACGCCACTGGGGAGAGCGACCTGCGCAACTACTACGACTACGTGGACACCCTCCGGGAGAACGTGTTGAGGCCTATCCTGGAGCGCATCCTTCCGGTACTGTGTATGTCGGCCTGGGGTGCGGTGCCGGAGGACCTGGATATCATCTTTCCGCCCCTCTGGATGCCTACGCCCAGGGAGCTGGCAGAAATCGCGGAGAAAAAGGCCCTCGCCATACGGGATGTCTTTCAGGCAGGGCTGCTGGCAGCGGACACGGCTCAGAAGGAACTCAAGAAGCTTTCCGACGAGGTCGGACTGTTCGGCAGCATCTCCGACGAGGAGATCGAGGCCAACGCCGGCAAGACGTACCAGGATGTGACGGCCCTGCGAGACCCTCTGGCGGGGCTGATGTACGGGGAGGGGATAGACGATGCCGGCGCTTAACCGGAAATCCCCGACGGAGGAGCTTCAGCGACTGCTTGCTGCGTTTCTCAAGGCAGAGACAGATATCATCAACGAGATTGCCCGTCTGCGGGCAGGCGGGTTGGTGGACTATCATGCGGAGGCGGCGCTGGAGCGGGTCCAGACCATCCTCCGCAGGTTGGAAGACGAATCTTGGACCTACGCCCCTCGGATGATTGAACGTCAGTTCTATGTCAAGCACCCGGAGATCCGGAGACGCCTGGATATCCCGGAGACGGTAGGGAAGCACGCTGCTGGCTACGTCAATGCAGCGGTCCTCACCGGCGAGCAGATGGACATCGTCCAGCGTCTGACCATGAACCTCATGGGCGAGATAGACGCCGCTGCCGCCACGGTGACGGCCACCCTGCAAAATGCCTTGATAGGCCGTATCGAGCCGGATGTGTTCCGGCGGGCAGGCCTGGAGCAGGTCCTGGCTCTGGAGACAACGGGCCGGGGGGCGTATAAGGAACTCCCGAAGTTTGTGGAGGCCCTTCGACGGGAGGGTGTTACCGCCTTTATTGACAAGGCGGGGCGGCACTGGAGCCTCCACACCTACGGCAGCATGGTTCTCCGCACCACCAGCCGCCAGGCGGAGGTGCTGTCCGTACTCACCCGGGACCCAGAGCAGGACCTGTACAAAATCAGCAGCCACAATACTACCTGCCGGCGCTGCGCCCCTCTGGAGGGCCGGGTCTACTCCAGGAGCGGCACGGACCCAGACTTTCCTCCTCTGGCGGCGGCATTCGGGAAGGTGGACCCGACGGGGCCGGACACGCTTAGCAATACGTATTTGAATATACACCCCAACTGCTTAGTTCCTGGTGGGCTTGTACTTGCTGAGGGCGTTATGGCGCATTCGTGCAGGGAATACGACGGACCGGTAATCAGTCTCAAAACCTCCACTGGAAATCAAATCACCATCACTCCAAATCACCCGATACTGACTACAAAAGGCTTTGTCGCTGCGGGTTCTCTCCAAAAAGGCGATAAAATCGTTGAGGCAACCAGGGAATATCCCTTCCTCTTTGGAGAGGCACCAAATGATATAAACATTCCAACCCCCATCGAGAAGGTAGCGCATTCTCTCGTTGAGGCGGGCGGCGGCTCTTCCGTCAGAGTGAAAAGCTCCCCCATACAATTCCACGGCGACGGAAGTACCGATGGCGAAGTCAATATTGTATTTTCCAAACGCTTTGGAATAAGTGTGAGGAATATTTTGGATGGTAAGCCAATCAGAGAAAACCATTTCCCATCGGCTCATCTGGGGCGGGTTCCGTTCTTTACTAAGCGCACGTTTTTCCAGGTCTTCCGCCGACCGCTTCTTTCCGCGGACAGCGTCATGAGCCGCTTTGGTTTTGGCGGCGGAATCGAAGCTGTATCCGTTCAAGGTAAAAAGTCTACCCACGTAAGAAAGGGAACGCCCACAACTTTCGGCGATTTGAGTAAAAGTCATACCTTGGTCATGCAGGGCCAAAAATCGTTGAAACTCTTCAGCACGTTTTTCAACATAGTCGGGAGAAACCTCAAGAAATTTTTTCCTGGGTGCTCTAGTGAGCAAGCCATAGTCCATCAAGGCCCGCTTGATAGTGTATTCCGTCACACCGAAATGCTCAGCAATCTTTTGGTAACTGAGCCCTTGGCCGCGAAAAGACTGCAAAGCCTCTTTTGTAATAATAGCCTGGTCGTAAGTGAGCTTCTTCATGTGGAAACCTCCAAATATCATGGCAATGTTTATAATCTGCAAACAAAATATGGGTTCTACGCCTATAATAACATAGTGACGCATAATTGTCTACATGTTTTAATCCCGTGGACCCCGGCGGGGCGGAGCGAGGAGGAGCTGCGGAAGATCAAGAAGTTCTCCAGCTTCAAGACTAACCCGCCAACCCGGGACCCCCGGACGGAGAAGCAGATCGAGGCCTATCGCCTGAAGGAGCGGGGCCGGGCCCAGTGGCTGGCGGACTACCGGCAGTGGGAGCGGTACCGTCTGACCATACCGGACGATACACCCAGGACTTTCGGAACTTTTCAGCACCACAAGCAGGCTGGCGATGATAAGTACAAGCACTGGGAGAAACTTTACAGGGAGGCGAATCACCCGTGATTTTTTACTACGGTACTCAGCTCAGCCCCCACATGGACAAGACCCCGGAGGGCTATCTCATCTGCCGGGACGTGCCCATCGCCCGGATCGGCTCCCAGGAGTATCTGGCTCGGGAATTACAGCTTGACGGCGACCCGGAGCGGGTGGTCACCGTCAACCGCTACCCGGAGGACGTCTTTGAGCCGGCGGCCCTGGCTTCCTTCGAGGGCAAGGACATCACCCAGGGCCATCCCCCAGAGGATGTGGGGCCGGAGAACTTTGCCAGCTACTCCAAAGGCCACGTCCAGAACGTCCGACGGTCCGGGGATTACATCGTGGCTGACCTCATCCTCAAGGACGCCAATCTGGTGTCTGACGTGTGGAATGGGGTGACCCGGGAGGTCTCCTGCGGGTACCTGTGCGAATACGTTCCGGACGGGAGCGGCTATAAGCAACAGCACATCAGAGGCAATCACGTGGCGGTGGTCCCAAGAGGCCGTGCCGGCCACGAGGTAGCGATAAAAGACGCCGCCAAAACGGCGGAGAAAGGCAGGAAAAACATGAGCAAATTTACAGAAGCCATCCTCAACGCCTTCGGCATGGCGGTGCAGGAGGCGGAGACCCCGGAGGAGGTCCAAGGCCTGGCAGCCACGGCGGCAAAGGCGCTGGACGCGGCTCCGACTGAAAGCAAGGAGCCAGACCCCAAGCCTGCTGGCGACCAGTCCTGCGGCGCCGGCGACGTGATGGTCGAGCGTGCCCCCAAGGGCGATGACCTTGGCAGTAAGCTGGACAGGCTCATCGAGATGATGGAATCTCTCCAGCACAAGAACGACCGGGAGGAGAAGGCCCTCCGGGACGAGGAGGACCTGGACGACCTCATCGAGAAGCTGACCGGCACAGCCCCCGTGGAGAAGGAGGCCTCCGTCACCATCCCGGCGGACGAGATGGCGGACATGGCCCCGGCGGCCAAGGACGCTGCGGTGGCGCTGCTCAAACAGGTCCGTCCGGCAGTGGCGGCGATCAAGGATGAGACGGAGCGCTCCCGGGTGGTAGACGCCCTTCTTTCCACCATCAAGGGGCCCAACATCATGGGCCAGGTCATGGAGGCCGCTGCGGCCAATGCCAGGAAGGCTGCGGACACCGCTAAGGCCAGCACCTTCGAGGACCGGTGCCGGGAGTCGGAGGCGGCCTACGCCGCCCGGAACCCCCACAAGAATCAGAAGGAGGATTAACCTATGTACGGACTGACACCTCAGAATATCGGCAAGGTGATGAACCACGGCTATGCCGGCAGCTATGCCCGGCAGCCGGACATGATTGCCAACACACACCCCGCAGGGGCGGACCTGCCCTTCGGCACGGCGCTCCAGTACGACGCCAACGGCGCGGTGGTGCCCATGGGTGCTGGGAGTACGCCCCAGGACTTCGTGGGCGTGGCCTCCCGGGAGGTCAAAAGCGCCCTGAACTACCTGGAGCAGGATATCGGGGCCTACGCCAAGACAGAGGCGGTCCCCGTGTTCATGCGCGGGGCTATCAACGTCAAGTGCAATGTGGGGGCTCCCCAGCTGGGCGGCGCGGTTTACGTCCGAATTGCGGCCAACGAGAGTATCCCCACCGGCGTGGTGGGCGGCTTCGAGGCGGCGGCGGACGGCGGGAACACTGTGGAGCTGACCAACTGCCAGTGGGCCGGTCCCGCGGATGCCAATGGCATTGCCGAGCTGCGCATCCTGACCATGAATAAGGCGTAAGGAGGAGAGAACATGAAAAGATTTCAGAATGTCGGCACCTTTGACGCCGGCGTAATCACCAGCTCCGGCGGCGCTGTGCCCGGCGGGAACGCCATGACCATGGACGCAGCTGGGATCGCCTCCGGCATGGCGTTTCTCACCAGCGAGCTGGAGAAGCGGGACCCGCTTATCCGCAAGCCCCTGACCAGCGTCACCTATCCCCGGGACATCGTGGTCAAGTCCGGCGGGGGCTGGGTGGACTATGTCTCTGCCCAAGCGGTTGGCTACGGCATTACCGGAGGCTCTGGCAGCAGCCCCCTCCAGGCCGGCGGCTCCAACGGCCTGCCCATCGTCCAGGCGAACCTGGAGAAGGGCCTGTACAAGGCCCACACCTTCGCCGCAGCCCTGCGGGTGATGTGGGTGGATATGCAAAAGGCCAATTACATCGGCCGATCCCTAGACCAGCTGCTCCAGGAGGGGATGCGCACAGCCTACGACAAGCACATGGACCAGAACGTTTACACCGGCATGGAGGAATACGGTTCCACGGGGCTGGTTAATAACCCCGATGTGACCGAGACCTCCGTCACTGGCGGTACCTGGGCCACCAAGACCAAGGAGCAGATTCTGGCGGACATCAACAGCGCCCTCACGGCGGTCTGGGAGGCTGCGGAGTATGACGAGGACGCCATGCCCAACCACATCCTGCTGCCCTATGAGCAGTATACCTACATCATGAACACCATGGTCACGGATCTGGCTACAGAGACCATCCTGGACTACGTACTCAAGAACAATGTGGCCAACAAGAACGGCAAGAGCCTGTACATCGGGGCCGCCCGCTGGTGTAAGGGAGCGGGCACCGGAGGCACGGACCGCATGGTGGTCTATGTCAACCATGAGCGGTTCCTCCAGGTGGAGGAGCTGGTCCCCCTGGCTCGGGTCATGAGCCAGCCCAACGCCACGGAGTTCTGCTACGACACGGCCTATGCGGCGAACCTCTCCGAGGTGGAGCTGTTCTACCCCCAGACCATGCAGTACTTTGACGGAATTTAAGGAGGGTGCGGAAATGTTTGTAGTATCCAGGAGAAATATCATCCTTCCCGGTCCCAACGGGGAACGGTTCAAAATGTCGAAAGACTATATGGGGCCGGTCCCAGCCTGGGCGGAGGATTCCGCCTACCTCAAGGCCCTGGAGGCGGACGGCAAAGTAATTCTCTCCGCCTCTGGCACGGACAAGGACTTCGGCAAGAAGGAGAAGCCTCCCAAGAAGGAGAAGCCCCCCAAGGAGAAGACCGAGAAAGAGCCTAAGGAAGAGATCGAGGAAGAGGAGCCCGTGCCGGGCGGCCAGGAGGATTAGGATGCTCCGGGCAAATAAGCCACAGTTCTTCGGTGTCCGGGCGGCGGCGTCCAACATCGGCTACAGCCGGAGAAACTACACGGCAACTATGTTCCAGAAGGATTTCCCTCAGTTCTTCAAGGCGGACGGGACGGGCCTGGTGCCTCCCGCCATTCTGAAGGAGTTTATCCGGCAGGCCGGCGCCGCCATTCAGCCAGATAAATGGCTGGACGGCTGGCGATACGCCTGTGGGCTCTATGTGGCCCACAATGCTGCACTGTATCTGCGGACATGGTCCGAGGGCAGTGACAGTCCGGCCCAGGCGGCCGCCTCGGGGGCGCTGGTGGGAGTGGTCAAGTCCGCCCAGCTGGGGGACAGCTCCGTTTCCTATGACACCAGCGCCTTGACCCAAGCTACTGGGGCATGGGGAGACCTGAATGCCACCCAGTACGGCCAGCTCCTGGCCACCAGGGCCCGTTTGGTCGGAATGGGGGGGACTTACGTGGTATGAACTACAACGACTGGTACACCGACCTGGTGGATATCTATCGAGTACAAAACCGGCGGGAGGGCGCGCTGACCAAGCAGGATCGGGTCCGGGTGGCAACGGATGTGCCCTGCCGGGTCTATCGGAACAGCGTCCATGGTCCCCGAATGCAGCCCACTGCCGCTAAGGTAGAACAGGAGGACAAGCTGGCCTGCTCCAATGATGTGGACATACAGGCGGGGGACGAGTTGATCCTCCGCCGGGGGGCCCGCCTGGGGCAGGCCAGGAAGCCCGTGCGCGCTTTCGCCGGGGAGCCAGCCTATTTCTACGAGCCCTTCGGGGCGGTACTCCCCGGCTTGGCACATCAGGAGCTTGCGCTGCTCCAAATGGAGTATTTGGAGGGGGCGGTGGACGATGGCGACGGGTGACGCCCTCCAGCGGCATCTAGACGAGCTGCGCCGGCGGGAGCGCATGATTCCCCAGCGGATGTGCGCCATTTCCCAGGGCGCGACCCTGCGCGCAGTGGAGGAGGCCACGGATCACACGTCCCCCAATGGGGACGAGAAAGCCCGGGGTGTAGGCGCCGTCTCCGGTGAGCTGGCCGCCCACTGGGCTACCGACAGTCAGGCCGTCCCCACCGTCATCGGGTTGGAGTACCACACCAACCTGGCGAACAACGTGCAGTATGTCAGCTATGTCAACGACGGGCATCGCATGGACAAGCACTTTGTCCCCGGCCTGATGTTCAACCCGGAGACCGGACTTCTGGACCGGGTCGACCCGGAAATCCCGGGGGCGGGCATGGTGGTGGGAACCAAGACTGCCTATATACCCGGGGTCTACATGAAGGAAAAGGGTGTGGACAAATTCCGGGATGTGGCACAGCGTGAGCTGCGCTGTCTGATGAGGGAGGTGTTTGGCCCTTGATCTTTACCATCCAGGCCATCTCCAGATCTCTGGCTGACTATCTGGCCCCAGAACTGCCCGGTGTTACTTTCTACGACAACCCCAACCAGCAGGGGACCCAGCCTCCTGCGTTATTTTTGCAGCGCACCAATGCCCGGATCGCCAAGAAGATGGGTGATCGTTTCCTGCGTACCTTGGGGCTGGACCTGGTCTATCTGGAGGAGTTCAACCAGGTTGGCATGGAGGACCGCTATACCGCCGCCGCTGATATTTTGGACCAGATGCTGGAGACCTTCCCTTACACAAGTGAGGAGAGCGGAGAAACTGCCCTCCTGCGGACCTACGAGCGCAAGTGGGACATCATTAACGGCGACCTGCATTATAAATTTAATCTAAAAGTCTGGGTAAGCCGTGAGGAAGATGCGGTCCTCATGCGCTCCATCCAGAGCTACCAAGAGGAGGTATCGTAAATGCCCAAGACCGTTGAGCCGAAAGTGGCAGAGGCTCGGTATCCTACCGCCGTTCTGCTGAACAGCAAGGAGTTGTCCGGCTATCAGCGGGACTTTGCCAAGGTTCTGCTGACTAAGCCGGACTATACGCTTCAGGAAGCCAAGGACACCCTGGAGAAGTTTTTCAAAGGAGGGGAAAACTGATGGCCGGAGGCACATGGACCGCCCAGAATAAAGTGCGGCCTGGTATCTACATCAATTTCAAAACCGGTACGACTCCCGCGGCTGCCCCTGGTACCCGGGGTACTGTGGCCATCGCCAAGGCTCTGTCCTGGGGCTCGGTGGGCCAGGTGATGACCATCAATGCCGGGGACGATCTGACGCCCTTTGTGGGCTACGCCGTTACGGAGCCCCAGGCGCTGTTCCTGCGGGAGATGTTCAAGGGGACCAATACCACCGGCGGTCCCACTAAGGTGTTGCTGTACCGCCTGGCTGCGGACGGCGCCGCCTCCGCAGAGGCTTCCATCGGTACAGGGGGCACTGTTACGGTCACCGCCCGGTACCCCGGTGTCCGGGGGAATGACATCTCCATTGTGGTGACCGACTCGGTGGATGACCCCGGCAATTTCACGGTGTCCACCGTGGTGGACGGCCAGATCGTGGACGAGCAGCAGGTACAGACTGTGGCCCAACTCCAGGCAAACAGGTGGGTCACATTTGCGGGGAATGGCCCGCTCACCGCCACGGCAGGGGTCAGTCTCACCGGCGGCGCGGACGGCACGGCGCTGTCTTCCGCCTACGCCAATTCTCTGGAGGCTCTGGAGCCCTACTACTTCGATATCCTGGTTTACGATGGTGCAGAGACCACCGTTCTGGCGGCCATGACCGCCTTTGTCAGGCGAATGGCGGAGCAGGCCGGCCGGTATACCCAGCTGGTGACCACCGGTGCCAGCGGAGCGGACAGCCGCTTTGTTATCAACAACAAATGCGGTGTGGTGCTCTCCGACGGTACCCAGCTTACCCCGCAGCAGGTGACCTGGTGGCTGGCGGGGGCCGAGGCTGGAGCCCAGTACTACCAGCCTCTATCCTACTCCGTCTATCCCGGCGCTGCGGCGGTGACGCCCAAGCTGACGGACAGTGAGATTTCGGCGGCTATCCTGGCCGGAGATATTGTCCTCAGCGAGGAGTTCGGCCAGGTCCGCATTGAAACGGATATTAACACCCTGACCACCTATACCCTGGATATTGGCGAGGTGTTCCACAAGAACCGGACCATGCGGGTGTGCAACTCCCTGGCCAATGACCTGTACCGGGAATTTTCCCAGAACTTCCTGGGCCACGTCAATAACGATGAGGCTGGGCGGAGCAGCTTCAAGGCCACCATCCTGGACTATCTGCGCACTATGTACAACCGCGGCGCCCTCCGGGACCGCCCTACTGGCGACGATGTGACAGTGGAGCAGGGAAGCAGCCTGGACAGTATTGTCATCACCATCGCTATCCGTATCGCGGACTCTGTGGAGAAGGTCTATGTGACCATCTCCGTGTCCTAAAGGAGGGATAAGATATGAGTTTTCTGTTGGAACGCGATACCCTGAACGGCGCGTCGGGTAAGGCCTTTGTCACCATCGACGGCCAGGTCAGGGAGCTGTTCGGGGCCAAGAAGGTCCAGACCCAGGCAGAGATTGCCTCCACCGACATGAAGGTCATCGGCACCAAGAAGGTGCAGAAGAAGCCGGGGGCGGTCACCCAGACAGGTACCATGACCATCTACTACGGTACGCCCCTGTTCCTGGACATGGTGGCCCAGTATATCCGCACCGGGGTCATGCCCTACTTTACCCTCCAGACTACCAACGACGACCCCACTACCACAGTTGGGGTTCAGACGGTGGCCTATTACAACTGCAAGCTGTCTGGAACCATTCCTATCTCCATCCTGGACGCTGATGTGGAGATGCTGACCATGGACCTAAGCTTTACCTATGAGGACTTTGAACCCCTGTCCACATTCCATGATCCCGCTGAGACGGGGAACTGAAAGGAGTACTAAATGAGTAATTTGAACGTATTTTTGAACCCTGCCCCGGTGGAAAATGAGACAGTGATTATCTCCAAACGGTTTTTGGATGAGCATGGCAAGCCGGTTCCCTTTGTCATCCGTCCTATTACCCAGAAGGAGAATGACCTCCTGATCCGTCAGTCCACCCGTACCATCAAAGTTAATGGCCACCCGGTGGAGAAACTGGACAACGTGGAGTACAGCCGCCGGGTGGTGATAGCTGCCACCGTGACACCGGACTTTACCAGAGAGGAGTTGTGCCGGGCTTACGACACTATGGACCCCTTGGAGGTTCCCGGAAAAATGCTTCTGGTGGGGGAGTACAACAAGCTGTCCGCCGCCATCATGGCCCTGTCCGGGCTTGAGGTTGACCTGGAGGAGCAGGCAAAAAACTGATGGCCCGGGGGGATCCGGACACACTGCTGGCCTACTATATGTTTGTCAATCATGGGTGGGCTCCCGGCCAAGTGGCGGAACTCTCCCCGGGCGAAAAGGTGCTGGCGACTTTGTTCGCCTTGAAAGAGATCAAATCAAGACCCAAGCCGAAAGGAGGCGGTTAAATGGCGGTGATCCGAGAAGACCTGGTGCTGGCCGACCGGTTTTCCGCCGCGTTCAGCCGGTATTTGAATCTGATGGCGCAGGCCACCGCCGCCACCCGGGCCACAGCGGACAGCCAGCAACGCCTGGAGCGGATTCTGGAGCGTGTAGCAGGCTCCGCCGAGGATATGGCAGAATCCATGCGCCAGGCCGCCTCCGGCCAGGGCACCGTCAACCGCACCATGCAAACGGGGCAGAGTTCCGCCGCCGGACTGGAGCGGCGTGTGCTGGGTCTGGCTAAAGCCTACCTCAGTTTGCGCACGGCCCAGGCCTTTGTGAGACTGTCCGACACCATGACTCAGACCACCGCCCGGCTGGACCGGATGAACGACGGACTCCAGACAACTGCTCAGCTCCAGGACATGATCTACCAGGCTGCCCAGCGCTCCCGAGGAAACTATCAGGAGACGGTGGACATGGTGGGCAAACTGGGCACCCTGGCCGGAGATGCATTCTCCAGTAGTGCTGAGCTGGTGGCGTTTGCGGAGCAGATCAACAAGCAATTCAAGCTGGCAGGCACCAGTACCCAGGGCGCCCAGGCCGCCATGTTGCAGCTGACGCAGGCTATGTCCTCGGGGGTGCTTCGGGGTGAGGAGCTGAACTCCGTATTGGAGCAGGCCCCCACAATTGCCCAGGCCATCGCTAAATATATGGGTGTCAGTGTCGGTCAGATGAGGGAACTGGCGTCCGAGGGAAAGATTACATCTCAAGTGGTAAAGGCCGCTCTGTTTGCCGCGGCGGATGAGACAAATGCGGCCTTTGAGCGTATTCCCCTCACATTTGCGCAGGCTTGGACTATGGCGGGCAACGCCGCTGTCAACTCCTTCCGCCCGGCCCTGCAAAAGCTGAACGATCTGCTGAACAGTGAGCTGGGACAGAAGGCTGTCAACGGGCTGATCGCCGGACTGGAGCTGCTGGGCTCCGCCGCCGGGGGTGTCGTTGACCTGATGGCTGCGGGGGCGCAGTTGGTCGCGGACAACTGGAACCTGGTTGCAGCCGTTCTTTCAGCTGCGGCGGGTGTCGCAATGCTGTTGGCGGCAAAGATGGTGCTTGCGGGTGCGGTGTCCGTTGCGTCTGCGCTGGCGTCCGCCGCGGCTTGGGCGTTAGCGCACTGGCCGCTTATAGCCTTAATAGGGCTTGCAGCGGCGGCTGGGATAGCGGCTCAAGAAATGGGGCTGACCTTTGAGGATGTATTTTCAGGTATCGGCGCGGTGGCAGGCGGTCTATTCGCTTTCGGCTACAATTTGGTGGTTTCTGCGTGGAACCTATTGGCGTCCTTTGCAGAATTCTTTGCCAATTTTCTGAATGACCCCAGTGCAGCCATTGCGCATCTGTTGGCAGATTTGGCAGACTTTGCGCTGTCTGTCCTGCAAAATATTGCGGGAGCTATCGACGCTGTTTTTGGGAGCAACCTTTCCAGCGCCGTGAATGGATGGCGCAACAATGTGCAGGATTGGGCGAATACTGTTGCGGGCGAAAAACAGGTACAGATTGAACGCATGGCCATGCTGGATATCGGGGGAACAGCGGGGCAGTGGTCGTCTGCCGCCGGTGGAATGGGCCGCACCCTGGATAATTTCAGCGTCGACGATATTCTGGGCGGCTTCTCCGGGACCGGCGCTGACTTCTCTGCCATGCTGGACGCCTCCGGGATCTCCGGCAGCCTGGACGCCATCGGCAAGGACACAGCGGCCATCAAGCGCAGCGTCTCCCTGTCAGAGGAGGACATGAAACTCTTGGTGGACATGGCTGAACGGCAGTACATAAACAATATCCGTCTGACTGCACAGACGCCCATTATCAATGTTACCGGCCAGAACACCGGAGACACGGAGCTGGACCGCCAGCGTTTGGCGGACGCCCTTCAGACCATTCTGCTGGAACAGGCGGCCAGCCACACCGACCGGAGCTATCGCTGAGAGAGGAGGTCAATATGGAAAATAAGTATGGCCTGTATCTCTCACGAGAGGGAACCACGGTCCGCTTTCCGGTTAACCCTGAATCTTACAAAATCACCAAGGACGGCGACAACAGTGATTACAATGTCCTGGGGGTGGGGCCTATTATGGTGCCCCGTACCCCCAAGCTCCAGACTGTTTCCTGGTCCGGCTTACTGCCGGGCCGGAACGACTTGGGGTCTGTCCTCACATCCGGAGGATTTCAGCCGCCCCAATTTTACATCGACTTCCTGCACAAAGCCATGGATGAAAAGGCGGTGCTTCGCTTTGTGGCCAACCGGTATACGGAGGATGGCGCCGCCATCTTTGATACCAACATGGAGGTGCTGGTTACCTCCTTCCAGACGGAGGAGCGGGGCGGCGAAACCGGGGATTTCTACTACGACCTGGCTCTCAGCGAGTATCGAGACTATTCCGCCAAGACAGTCACGCTCCAGCAGCCGGAACCCTCCCAGCCGGTGGTGGCCACTGCGGAGCCCACCCGGTCCATCCCCAGCAACCAGCTTACAGTGGGCCAGGAGGTCGTGGTCAACGGTAATTACTACTATTCCAGCTGGGGTGCAGAGCCCCACGGCACCTTTTCCGGATTTCAGGGCAAAATATCCCGGATCGTCACCACCGATACCAACCGGGCATATCCGTACCACATTACAACCAAATCTGGAGGTGCTCGCGGCTGGGTAAAGAAGTCTCAGATCCAGGCGGTGAGCTCATGACATATGAATTGATTCTGCTGGAAAAGGGAACAGGAAAAAGCTGGGACATTGCTCCCCAGGTGCAGAAGGTGACCTACACCACCAACCGCACCGGTTCGCCTGGGACGCTGAAATTCACCGTCAACGCCTCTGGTATTTCCTTTGTAGAGGGGGACTCCATCCGTTTCTCTGTAGACGGCCAGCTGGTCTTCCTGGGCTGGGTATTTACCAAGTCCAGAGACCGGTACTCTGTGATCGACGTCACCTGCTACGACCAACTGCGTTACCTGAAGGCCAGCGCCAGCTACTGCTTTGTGGCCCGCACCGCCGGGCAGATCATACAGGAGATTGCCCAGGACTTCCAGCTCACTGTGGGGACGCTGGACGACACCGGCTATGCTATCCCCACCCTCATTATGGAGGAAAAGAGCTGTCTGGACATCATCTCTACCGCTATCCAAAAAACTCTGCTGGCCACTGGTAAGCTGTACACCTTCTTCGACGACGGCGGAGTTCTGTCTCTTCGTGAGGCGGGGGCTATGGTGACCACAGGTGTGGTGGGTACTGGATCCTTGCTGCTGGATTACACCTACAAGACGGACATCGACGAACAGACCTACAACTCTATCAAGCTGGTGCGGCCCAATGAGGCTACCGGCCGGGGAGATATTTTCCAGGCTATGGACAGCGGCAATGTAGCCAGATGGGGCCTGCTTCAGCTGTATGAGACGGTGGACGAGGCGCTTAACGACGCCCAGGTGACCGCTCAGGCTAAATCTATGCTGGAGTACCACAACCGCCGTTGGAGGACGCTGAGGGTGTCAGCACTGGGCTTGACTGGGCTCCGAGCTGGACAAATGCTGATGATGGATGTGCCCTATCTGGGGGACATCAATCTGAATCAGCTGGTTCTGTTGGAAAAGGTGACCCATACCTACCAGAGCGAACTGCACACCATGGACTTTGAGGTGCGTGAGCTGGGGGAGGTGGCGTAATGGACCTGATTGAAGTTTTGCAGCAGATCAACCAGAGCAGCATGGACGCCTACGGCCTGTCCGACTTGGCTATTGGAACCGTCACCCAAGCGGAGCCGCTGGAAGTCACCCTTCGAGAGTCTATGGCCCCCCTGCCTCAGGAGGTGCTCCATCTCACGGCGGCGGTCATTGAGAAGAAAATCCCGGTCCTTGCCCATGCTCACACCACCAGCGGCCTGCGTCATAATCACAGCGTCAGCACCACTGATGACGACTACGAGACCAGCGACGGTCTGACCCTGGACGCTTATACCTCTGACCAGCAACTCCAGGAGATTGTCTGCTATGAGGACGGCAAGCCCCTGCCGGTGGAGGACGGATACATCATCCTGAACCGGGGGCTGGCTGTGGGGGACAAGGTGCTCCTGCTGCGCTGCATGAGAGGGCAGCAGTTCATTATTCTATCCCGTATTTTTGAAAGGAGTGCCGCCAATGGCAACGCTTCCTCAGGCTGACATTGACTTTTCCCAGGGCATTGTCTTCCAGGATCAGCCCTCCCTCACTTGGATCGCGGACCCGGTGACCCACCGGCTCCGGGGCAGAGGGGACAACTACCAGGCTGTCTGCCAGGCTGTGGAGGTCATTGTCAATGTGGAGCGATTCCACTGGCAGATATATACCCCAAACTTCGGGACCGACCTGGAGGGGCTGCTGGGCAGCGATCCGGGCTATGTGGCCTCTGAGCTCCAGCGCCGGCTGTCCGACGCCTTCCTGCCCGATAACCGCATCCTGGGGATTACGGACTTCTCCTACACTTTCCGGGATACCACGCTGACAGCCGAGGTGACCGTCAACACCGTGTTCGGCCCTGTCCAAACCACTGTGGAGGTGACGCTCAATTGATAGATTTTGATACCAAAACCTACCGGGCCCTGGTCAACACCATGTTGGCCCGTGTGCCAAACTCCCTGGACAAGCGGGAAGGCTCCATGATCCAGACTGCCCTGGGGGCGGGAGCCTACGCTCTGGAGGAATTCTATCTGGACTTGGACAAGGTGCAGCGGGGTGGCTTTATTCAGACTGCCGTGGGCCAGGATCTGGAGAATCTGGCCGTCATCGCCAACGTGGAGCGCTACCCGGCCTCCCCGGCGGTGCGGCTGGGAGAGTTCAACTTGGATACCGTCCCCATCGGGGCCCGGTTCTCCACCATCGACGGCGGGGACAGCGTCAACTTTGTGGTCACCGCCCAGCTGGGGGGCGGCCGCTGCCAGCTCACCTGCGAGGTACCCGGCGTCATCGGAAACCAGTATACTGGCCCCATCCTGCCCATCACCACCATTCCCGGGCTGAGCTCCGCCCAAATTACCGATATCCTGGTGGCGGGCGACAACGAGGAGACCGACGAATCTCTACGGGCACGGACTATCTCCGCCCTGCGGGAGCGGCCCTTCGGGGGCAATGTGGCCGACTACAAGCGGGTGGTGCTGGCCATCGACGGCGTGGGCGGGGTCCAGGTTTATCCAACCTGGAACGGCGGAGGGACGGTAAAGCTGTCCCTCCTGGGCTCCGACTGGATGCCGGCCTCCGCCCAGCTGATCGAGACGGTACAGAATACGGTGGACCCGCCCCCGAACCAGGGGCTGGGCTATGGTACCGCTCCCATTGGGGCTCAGGTCACCGTTACCGCCCCGGAGGCCGTTTCCATAGACGTGGCGGCCACCCTGGTCGTGGGGGCCGGCTATGTCCTGTCTCAGCTCCAGAACCAGGTGGAGCAGGCCATCAGCGCCTACCTCCTCTCCGTCCGCCAGTCCTGGGACACCCCTACACCCGCAGGACTTACCGACTACTCCAGCTGGGTCTATGTGGCCCGACTGACAGCGGCCATCCTCCAGGTGCCCGGCGTGGTCAACGCCACGGGAGTGACCCTGAACGGCAGCACGGCGGACCTGCAGATGACAGAGACCGGTCAGCTCCAGCAGGTGCCGGTTTTGGGAACGGTGGTGTTGACCGGTGCCTGAGACGGATATCTGCCAATATTGGCCGGAGTGGTTCCGAAAAATCCTGGACTTCCAGGCCCTGTGCCAGACAGAGGGGGAGGAACTGCGAGGGATGGCCGAGGCGATGGACCAGGTGCGGAAAAACCTGTATGTCCAGACCATGGATGAAGGGGCCACTGCGGAGTGGGAGGCCATTTTCCGTATTGTGGCCAACCCTGCCACGGAATCTTTGGAATTTCGCCGGGACCGGGTGCTGAACCGGCTGTCTATGCGGCCGCCGTTCACGTTGACTTACCTCTACCAGCGGTTGGACGCCCTCTTTGGCCCTGGCAACTGGGAAGTGGAAATGGACTACCCAAACGCTACTCTGTACATTGAAGCAGCTGTAGAGGATCAGCAGTACTTCTCGGAGCTGTCCGCCACTATGGACATAGTCAAGCCCTGTCACATCGTCTATATCAGCCGGCCCCGGGTGTCCGCCGTCCTCCTTTTGTCGGAGGAGATCGCCCTCACCAAAGGCCGGTACAACTACAGCCTGGGCGGCTGGGCGCTGGGACAGCTGCCCTTCCGCAGCCAGGACAAGGAGGAGATCGTCAAAATGGCCGCACAGCCCAGTATTCAGCCGGCGCTGCTGGACCAGACTGCCGCCTTTGTGGCGGATGACGTCCAGTCCGTCCGGATCAACGGCACGGTGCTCATCAGCGCCCTGTCCCACTCATCCGCGGGGAACGTGGGCACAGTGGGTTACACCGTCCTCAAGACCCAGGTCCAGGAGGTCACCTTGATCGAACTGCTGGACGCCGCCGGGGCGGTACTGGCCTCCAGTCCGGTCTATGTGCCCATCAATGAGGATAAGGTGGCCTTCCGCCACCGCTTTACTGTAAAGGAGGGAACCTGATATGCCAACCAACAGACCTTTGCCGTCGCCCCTGCCCGCCGATCTGCCCGAGGACTGGCAGGATAGCCAGATCGTCGCACCCGAAGGGGTAGACGTGGGCCTGACCGAACAGCACGGTTACAACTACCTCATGAAGCAGGTCAATGACGCCCAGCGGGCGGCGAATCAGCTTGGAACCGATAAACAGGATAAGCTCACCGGTACCCAGGGCCAGGTGGTGGGGTTTGATGTCCAAGGAAACGCTGTCCCTCAACCCGGCGTTGGCCGGTCCATGGCCGGACAGAGTGTGGAACCTACACAGGGTACTATAGTAACGGCAGGCGTTGGTGCGGAAGTATTCAACGACTATCAAGCACGTGTCTATAATGATCAAGGAGTTCCAATTGCAGGTAATGTTGCAAGTGGAGAATATTCTCATGTGGAGGGAGTTGCTAATACAGTAACTGGTGCCCATGCTCATGCCGAAGGAGAACTAAATATAGCCTCTGGAGAAGACTCTCATGTGGAGGGAGAGCAGTGTGTCGCCTCTGGAACGCAATCTCATGCTGAGGGGTATTTATGTCAGGCGACCGATTTTCATACTCATGCAGAGGGGCGCGGATGTGTTGCTTCTGGACAAAACTCTCATGCAGAAGGGCGCGGATGTATTGCTTCTGGTATGGATTCTCATGCAGAAGGGGCTTTTACAGTTGCTGGGGGTATACGTTGCCATGTATCCGGATATTGTACGGAAGCAAGTCAACCAACCCAATATGTTATTGGCGTTGCTAATGTTATTAGCTCGGATTCCCAGGACAAATTTATCATTGGTAGAGGTAATGTTAGTAATAATAACGAAGTTACTTCTAGAGCTAATTGTTTTCGAGTTAATGTTTTTGGCGTCTATGCAAATGGTGCATATAATTCTTCAGGTGCTGACTATGCGGAGCTTTTCGAGTGGCAGGATGGCAACCCGGACAACGAGGACCGGGCCGGGCTGTTTGTAACGCTGGACGGTGAGCACATCCGCATTGCGGGGCCTGACGACGATTACATACTGGGAATCGTATCTGCAACACCGTCGGTCGTGGGCGACGTCTACGACGACCAGTGGCAAGGGATGGAGGTCCGGGACGTGTTTGGGCGCACGGTCATGGAGATGCAGGACTTTCCGGCGGAGATTGGTCCGAACGGAGAGGAAATCACGCCCGCCCGCCGGGAGCTGGCCCCCAAGATCAACCCGGACTATGACCACACACTCAAGTATCAGCCCCGCACCCAGCGCCCGGAGTGGGCGGCTGTGGGTCTTTTGGGCAAGCTGGTGGCCGTGGATGACGGAAGCTGTCAGGTCAACGGCTGGGCCACGGTTGGTGTTGGCGGTGTGGCCACCACCAGCCCCGAACGGACCAAGTACCGTATTATGGCCCGGCTGGATGACACCCATGTACGGGTAATGATTTTGTGAGGGGAGGAGGCGTGACTTATGAGCGACGCTGTTATTGTGGCGCTGATCGGACTGGCTGGGTCCGGGGCCGGCTCGCTGTGCGGGGTGCTGCTGTCCTCCCGGCTGACCCAGTACCGCCTGGAGCAGCTGGAGCGGAAGGTGGAGGTACATAACGGGGTGATCGACCGGGTGTACAAGCTGGAGGAACGCACTGAGCTTCAGGAGGAAAAAATCAAGGTGGCCAACCACCGCATTGAGGACTTGGAGCAGACACTGAAAAATTAAAGGAGGAAAACAAATGGGAAACATCTACGAAATCATCGGTAATCTGCTGGCGGCTTTTTTGGTGGGCCTGTTGGCTTGCCTGGTACCTAAAGCCAGAGCGTGGTTCGAGACCCGGATCACAAAGGATACCCAGGAGCGCATCCACCAGCTGGTGGTGTCGTTCACCCGGGCTGCGGAGCAGTTGTACCACGACACCGACCCTGACGGAGAGAAGCGCCGGAAGTTTGTTATGGAGCAGCTCCGGCTGCTGGGTGTGGAGATCACTGAGGCGGTGCTCAACATGATTGAGGGCTCCGTCTGGGAGATCAACACGGAGACGAAAAAGGCTCAGGTGCAGACCAAGGAGATCATCTCTGACGGTCTGGATGTCTGTAGTCTCGCTGAGGCAGTAACGCAGGAGGTGATTGCCCGTCTGCCCGGGCAGCGCCATGAATAAGCGACCAGTCAGCTACCTTCAGACGGACAAGCGCTGGAAGGACAAGCCCTACCAGGTAAAGGGGGAGACCGCCACCGTGGGGGATTCCGGCTGTGGGCCCAGCTGCGCCGCCATGCTGATCGAGACCATTACCGGCAGGACCTTCACCCCGGAGGAGGCCTGCGCCTGGAGCGTGGCCCACGGCTACAAGGCCAAGGGACAGGGGACCTACTACAGCTATTTTGCCCCGCAGTTTGCAGCTTTCGGGATCAAGTGCTGGCAGCTGAGCTGGACTAACGTCTACCACAACCCCGGCAGCCCGATCCACGACCAGGCCCTGGAGTATCTGAAGCAGGGCTACTATCTGATCGCCCTGATGAAAAAGGGGCTCTGGACCGGCGGCGGGCACTTCGTCGTGGTCTGGTGGGCGGACAACAAAATCCGCATCAATGACCCGGCCAGCACCAAGGACAAGCGCCTGAACGGCGACCCGGCCACCTTCCGCAACGAGGCCACCTATTACTGGGTGATCGACGCCAGGGCCTACAATGGAGCGACAAACAAGGAGGACGACGATATGGATCAGGATAAATTCAATAAGATGTTCACGACAGCCATGCAGCAGTACCGCCAGGAGCTGCGAGACAACGACAGCGGTGAGTGGAGCCGGGCTGCCCGGCAGTTCGCCATCGACCAGGGCATTTTTGCCGGGAGTGGTACAGCTGCCGACGGTCAGCCCAATTTTATGTGGGAGGACTTCCTGACCCGTGAGCAGTGTGCCCAGGTGCTGTATCGCTTCGCTCAGAAGTTCGGCCTGGCATGAGAGGAAAACGGGAGCAGTCCAGGGCGGCTCCACGACGGCGTATGGGCAACACTGACCGCCTGGGGTATATCTTGGTATTTATCCTCACCCTGGGCCTTGCTGGGGGCTTTGTGTTGGCTGTCCTGAGTATCAAGTATCAGTACACCGGCGCTCTGGCCTGCTGGACCGTGGTGTTTACCCCCATCGGCACCGCCTTGTCCATAGTCCTCTCCCGGATTGTGGAGAAGAACCGGGCGGAGAACACCAGCGCCAACGGTGAAGGGGTGAAGTACGCCGCCGCTCAGGCGGCCGGCTTTGTCCAGGACTACACCGACAGCGAAAATAGCCCTCCGATATAATGAAGTCCCCCGTTACGCCAATCAGCGTAGCGGGGGACTTTTCCCTTGCGTATTGTGTCGATTGCTGGTACAATGTGCTTGCTGCCTCCTACCCTAATCTGGCAACAGAAAGGGGGTGAGCGAATGGAAATCCTTCTTAGCTTCATCGTGTCGGTCGCAGCAGGTATAGCTACCTACTATATCTGCAAGTGGCTTGACCGGCATGACCAAGACAAGGAGCAGTAAGCCCACCTCTGCAAGGTACGACCCCCCGGAGAACTACCCTTCTCCGGGGGGTCTGCCTTTGTGAGCGAATGGAATTCAACTCAGCTTCTTAGCTACGCTTATTATAGCACAGCCTCCCTAGTATATGCAAGAGGGAAAATGAAATTCGGCCCAATCGCGCCTGCCATCATCAGCGCCGGGAGGCGATCCCCGGTGGACGCCCCGTGGGGCGTTTCGGCTTACTTCACCTTAAAGGTGACATCATGGCCGGGATTCTCTCGGATCAGCAGGGCCTTCATGTCGTCCACCATCATGTTGTTGTCGAGGGCTGCCCGAACCACGTCAACCAGCTTCTTGCCGTCCAGGTAGGCCCAAACCGTTGTGCGCTTTCCCCGTTTCATTGTGTATCCTCCCCTCAGAATTTCTTGCCGAACAGGGTCTTGCTGATGGCCTCCTCGCGGGTGGCTCCGATACCGTTCCAAGTTTCAATCCGCCCAGGGCCGGGGATGCAGCACCAAGTGTCCCCAGAATAATTGGTGACCTGCTCCACGATACCCAGATCCATGAGGTCTTTGAAGGTGCCGACGATGCCCAACACCTCGGTCTTGTCATCGGTGACGATTTTGCGAACCGTCCCGGTGTAATCGCGCTTTTTCAGAAGTTTCATGTCAATGCCTCCTTGATTTTTTTGCCTTACTTTGTTATTATGGAGGCGGCCGGGGTAAGGCTCCCGGTCGCCCCTCGGGGTTGGGCGGCGGGTTACTTGTCAGGTGGCCCCGCCGCCCTTTTTACTTGGTCTCGTCAAGCACTGCCTTGACGGCCTCCCGGAGCTCGTCCAGCGTCTTGCACTTGTCAATCAGTTCAAGCACCATCCGCAGGATGTACTCCGTATTGGTTGCCATCTCGTCCATGTCCTCCCTCCTTTCGTAAGAGGCTAGCCGCCCCTGCCTTACGAGTGTTATTATAATACTGTTGAACCGTATTGACAATATCGGAATCTTCACCAAAAATACGGTTTAACTTTTGGATATTTTGATACTGTTAAACCGTTTGCGCTTGTGGTATTCTATATCGGGGTGATATAGTATGCTGACCGAAAAACAGAAAAAGTCGAGAAATAAGTGGGATGCAGCCAATATGACCGTGCTGGGCTGCAAAGTTCGCCGGGATAAGGCCGAACGGTTCAAGGCTGTCTGTAAAAAGAATGGCACATCGCCGAATGCGATTTTCATGGCCGCTATGGAGAAATTCATGGAGGAGTATGGAGAGGCCGGGGAAGATCCCGAGCCTTGAAATTCGCAATCGGTTACGAATTTGAAAAGGGCATAAAAAATCCCCGGACGCTTTCACATCCGGGGTCAAGAAGCAAGGTCAGTCCTCGCCCTTGGAGCGGTGGGGCGCCGGTTCGCTTGTTCACCGTAGCTCTGATTTTAGCGTCCATTTAGCGTCCATGGACGCTAAAACTGGCAAAATTGAAGGAGCTACACAAAAAAATAAAAACCCCGAAACCCTTGCTACACAAGGATTGCGGCGGTTCACTAAAATACAACAGACATGGCTAAGACAGTTGGTAAGGACAGAGAGACGTGCCCATGCCGAAATGATACCGTCAACAATAGGGGAGATTCTTCTGCAAAAGGGCGGGATCTCTTTGTAAATCAACACTTTTTATGCCCATTCCAATTTGGCATTTTCGGCCTGACCACATATCTGCCCACAGACAGAGAAAAACCGAGGGACTCTGGATTTTGCGCTCCAGAGTCCCTCGGCATATATCAGCTAACTTGCTTTTCCAACCTCAGCCTCTCCTTTTCAGCGGCGATCTCCGCTTTCATCTGGAGGATCATCTCCG